TTTCTAATCTGTGTCCTTGTTCCATCAAACGTAGAGTTAACCATGTGCTCGCTGAATAGGATTGGGTAGCGCTTTCCTATTGTGCTCTTCTTTCTCCTTGCAGTCATTTAGAACCTCCAGTTGGATTCGCACGCTGCATCAGCCGGTGCTTCGCGAACTGCACAGCCGCCTTCGACGGCATGGTTGAAGAGCTTGACGTAGAGGCTTGCCATCATATGGGCGTGCCGGCTGGACCTCGCGTCTTGCGCGGCTTCGCTGGCGAGCGCCCCACTTCTGTTCATGGCCTCGCACCAGATCTCAAACCTCCGGTACCACAGCTTCCCCGCAATGTCGGATGCTCCAAGCGCATCGAGCCTCGTCACGATGCTCGGTGCCGTGCTGTTGTAGCTATAGATCTCCAGATAGTCTTGCAGGACTTCTCGCTGTCTTGGGGTGAAGCGGGTTGAGTTGTTTTTCCTTGCAGTCATCGCTTAAGCCCCTCGGCCACAGACCTACCAGCATCAGTAAGCCTGTACTCTTTTGTCTCATAGTCCAGCTTGCATATGGTTTCTTCTATTAGTCTACGACGAACAAGGGCACGCAGGGTGCTTGACGCATACCGCCTGAACCGTGGCCGAATATCTAGGACATGCAATCGAAGCCCACTTGGGCCCCCCAGACGGATAGAGGTAGACTGTGACTTCGCTATATTGGGGCACATTCCGGTGTCTTTACACTCTGCCTCAAGTGTAAACATATAGACCAATGCCCCCTTCATTGGGGGGCTTAGGCTTCTCTCTTCTTCTTCAAATACTTCTACTAGTGTCTTTCCTTTTGTGTCTTCTTCGTTGTGTGCCTCCAAGTTGAAATGGTGGCACGGCTCCTCAAATCCATCTGGCCACTTGACATAGCAGCCATTCTCCCAGGTTTCATAGGTCACAACCCCGATACCTCGTTCACCTCGGACTGGGCACGGGGGGCCAACCCACCTCACCTTCTGTCCTTTTGCTAGCTTCATTTTATATCTCCTTTGTTTTATCTAGATCACCCATTGTCTGGGTGGGAAGCCCAATGGTTTAAGAGATTGAGCAATTCGTTTTTGTTCTTTGGTGTCTTCTGTGGGTACTCATTGATCAAGTCTTTCCAGCTATAGGTGTACCCATCCCCGTCGAACCAGATCTCCTTTGCGAACGTGACCGCATCAGCCTTGCTTCCAAAGTATTGGTAGCCTCGGTTGCCACCTTCGCCGATATTGAAGTCATCATCGTCGGGATCGATGTCATCTACATGTTCTCTATAAAACGATACGCGATAAATCATTTCTATTCTCCTTAGAATGGGGCCATGTTTTCGTCGTAGTCGCCATTGTTCTGGTAGTGCCACTCGATGTATTGGTCTACTCGCTGCTCAAGCTCACCAAATCCAAACCAGTTCAGGATGTTGATGGATGCTTGAACAAACAGATCTTCTTCTGCTTCTAGTGGGCTTTGAAAACCAAACCCTGTTGGCTTGCCGTCTTCCCACTTCGCCATTGCTGCACGCATCGTCTTGTGTAGGTTTTCCCTTGGGATGTTTCCCTTCTGGAATACAAGCTTGATCCTTTGCTGTGCCCTCTTCTTCGGTGGGTCGTCCCTGCTAATGAACTTTGATATTTCATCAGCAACAGCCGCGTGACCGGCTGGGTGGCCCCCGGGCTGCCTTGGTGCCGCCTTCTTCTTGGGTGTGGACTTCTTCTTTGGTGCTTCCTTCTTAGGTTCTTCTTTCTTTTCTTCTTTCTTTTCTTCTTCTTTATCCACAACCTTGGGACCAATCCTTGCGTACTTTGGCCCATCTGGGAACAAGTGTGATTGAAGAAACTCAACGCTCGGGGCCTTAGCAAACAGGTACTTCCTGGTTTCCTTGTCCTTATGGGTAATCTTGTACCTGTCTTCTACCCGTAGCTTCTCCTCTTGGAGATCTACCCATGTGTTTCCAAGATCATAGAGGTGGCGGCCAATGCCCCAAGCAACACCAGCACGCTTGAGCGCACCAGAGATACCACCCTTGGCAGCTTCAAACTGAGTGTCGCCAGCACCATCTTCCTTTGGAATCCATTCACCATTGATCTTGATGGACAGAGTGCAGATGTTCTTACCACTACTTGTTTCCCTGTATGTGCAGGTCCAAGACTCTGCCCCAAGAACGTCGTCTAAGCGGTTCTGAAGGGCTCTGGCGTCGAGGTAGCATAGGACCATTGCCTTCCTACCGAAGGCGCGCTCTACACGCCAGTAAACGTCAGCATCCCCAAAGGGTCGGGTAAGATCCTCGTGAGTCTTCTTCCAGTTCTTATCTGTGATCTTCATTTTATATCCTTTCTAGTTTCATTCTCTTTATGACCGCTATAAATGCAGGCCTATCTGCTGTGAATAGCGACCAGGTTATACCTAAAGCCATCATTAACCTTAGGTTTAAGCTTGCGGATGGTATTCTCTTTGCTTTCTTATATGCTTTTAATGTTTGTAGATGAACTCCTACTTCATTGGATAACTCCACAAGGGTTATGCCCCTTGCTTCTGCCATTAACCGTAGACGAAACCACCATTCTTTGGGTGGCAACTCAGGCTGTAGCCGCTTGAACTTTCCTGTCGCCACTGGACGAACCCTATCACGAGGTTAACTTTCGTGTCAAGCCAAGACGAGAAACCCGAGGTTGAACCTCAAGAATCGAGCCGACGACTGACCAACAAACCGAGGCGCTACAGGTTGTACGCCTCCTGTACTCCATTATCACTAGATGATTTAGACATAGTCCCATCGTGGCGTGGGTCATTAAAGCCCCAGTCAGGAGGAGAGAAGCCCTCGTCATGATCATCATGAATTCTTTGCACCTTAAGTCTAGACCAAAACACAACGTCTTTCTTTGAGTGGTCCCTGCTCTTTAGAGAGACCAACTCAAACGGTTGATGCATGTCCGATAGCTCTTCATTTGTATACTTCTTCTTTGAGGTTGGCTTCTTTGGAGCCTTGTACATGAAGGGTCTATAGAGACCAAAGGCTAGGGCAGCATCATGCAGTGGCTTGTCGCTACCACGGAAGTGGTGCTGCATTGGGACGCCAGAGCGCCGGTTCACAACCGAGTCCTCTACAGATCTGTTCAACTGAATGAGGCTTATGACTGCAATGTTTTCTTTCTTTGCAACCATGCGAAGCATCTCACTGATGTCATCTACTTCCCAGGTTCTGTTGCCACCACGGTGCTTCTTTGGTGCCTTGATTAGCTGAAGGTAGTCTACCCACACAACCTTGCAGCCATGCTGCCTAACCATCCTTCTGATTGAGCTTTCAACAGCAAGGGCATCTACAGAACTATCATCAATATAAATAGGCAGTGAGCTTAGGCTGTCGGTTGCTTCTGACAGCACATCCATTGACTCTTCATCACCACCATGAAGCTGGTTTACTGACATGCCAGCCTTGATAGTAGCCATGCGATCAACAAGCCTTGACCTTGGCATTTCAATAGACAGGATTCCTTGTGGGATGCTTGTCTCTGCTGCCCTAAGAACGCCAGATACAAGGAACATTGTCTTGCCTACCTCTGGCCTCCCACCAATCACAGTCATATAGCCCCTTGGCCAGCCATGGTAGTGCCTATCAATGCTTCCAAACCCAGTTGGAACGTACTCAGTGTCATCTCCAGCTAGGATCTTTCCCCACCTAGTCTTCCTCTCCTTGCAAGCATCTGCAAGAGAGATGATGGTAGAAGTTGAACCATCAGAGGAAGTTATGTCTAGTATGCTAGACTCAGCTAGTTTAAGAATCTCACTAGGAGTATCTTCTAGTTTAGTTAACTTAGAGCCTATGTTCTTTATAGTATCTTGAAGAGTTCTTAGTTTATATGAGTTAACTAACTTATCTACATATGAACTTAAAGAGTATTTATCTACAGCATTATCACCTAGTCTAGATATATATGCTATATCACCATACTTATTATGACCATCTGAACCAAAAGAGTTAACTAATATAGCACAATCTGCTGGTTCATTATTAGAATACTGAGTATATATCCACTTATATATCTCTTTATGTTGACTAGAATAGAAGTGATACTCTCTTAGAACATCACCAACTTCATCTAGATATCTGCCGGAAGATAATAATAAACTTCCTAGTACAATACGTTCAATCTCAGTTGGGTGCAGCCCAACCACATCACCTGGTTTCACTGTTTCTCCTTATGATTTTCTTTCCCGACGACTTGCCCATCGGTTAGCCGCATGATAGCATCCGGGCTGTAGTCCTGTCAACCGGAGTGTGCGTTGTCCAGCGAAAACCACAGGGGGAAACTTGGTTTTGGTGGTCTGCTGCGGGGCTTCAGGCACCGCTCTGGCTTGACGCAACAGGCCCTTGGGAAGCTTATTAGTGTTTCTAAGCCAGTGATCAGTCATTACGAGTGTGGGTTTAGGCTTCCGAGTAGGCAAACTATGGGAAAGATTAGGGACGTTTTAGAACTAACATCAGAAGAGTATGTGTCTTTGATGGATGCTGCCAATGGCTGATCGAAAGAAAAGCGCGTTTAAAAAGCAGACCACACCTACCTATGACATTCCACATGGAACTGTTGAAGTGTTCAAAGGAATAGAAGACGGCAAGAGGGAGCCGTATACAGGAAGGCAGGTTGGGTGGTTCTATTCAAGCCAAACCAAGAGGGGCACAACAGAAAGAACTTACACCATGAAGTTTCCAGTGTTCTGTGCTGGTCCAGTAAGGGTTGGTGTTGGGGATCAGTTCCTTTGCGTGGTTGGATACAACCCATACTTCTGTTGGCTAAGGAATGGGAAGCTCTGGTGGCATGAGCGCATAGTGATGCCAAACTATTTTGAAACGCCACGCTCGTGCGCGGACAGCGCGGAGATAACGGAGTGGGCGGACGCCTGCGCGCGTGCCGTACTTGATAGGATTACTCCAAACAGAGTTGGAAAGATCTATAAGGAATCTACTAGAAGATACTGGTCAATCCTGCGCGCGTTAGTTGATGAAAGAATCCTTGATGCCGCCTCTCTTGGCTATGACAAGACACATGAAGACTTTGCCCATGGTGTCTATGAGGAGTGGCGCGCGTCTGACTTACTAAGCCCAAGGTGCCCAACCATTAGACATGCTGTATTATCTTCTCTTGTTCTTGCTCTTGATGCAGAGAAGGCAGCACAGCTAATAGAGCTTGCTTCTTTACTTGAGAATAAAGTACCAATCATATCTCAAGAAGTAGCATTAAGTATCTATCAACACTCAGCATCTATGCTTGCGCGCCTATGTCCACAGTGGTGGAACCAAGGATACTTATGTAATTGGAGGATGGTTGGCTCAATAGAAAGAATGTTTAGGGCACAACATGTAAGGATGCTTAACGATGCGTTTGATAAAGGGGTACAGTTTGAGTCGTCTGCTGGTGTGTTAATGGATAAAGTGCTATCAGATGCTGGCCTAACTGGGGCCGAAGTTGATGCGTTTCGTGACCAGGCAGAAAGCGAGGTTGAAGCGGAACAATAGCGAATCGCTTGACAGGCTGTAGCGGTTTTGCTAAGATATGGGTCCGGCCAGTGGTGGTCCGGTAGCGATAAAGCAACAAACAATAGTGGAGTGAGTATGCCTACTGAAACAGAGGTTGAGGTTGTACGCAAGCCTCGTCGTAAGAAGAGCACCAAGACAACCAAGGTGTCTAATGGTGCCGGGTCTCCCCAGTCTGTGCTGGTGAAGCTTAGCCCCGAGATTAAGGATGGAGTGCGAAGGGCATCTAATAGCCAGATGCGTTCCATGAATGGTCAGGTTGCGTACTATGTTGTGCGTGGTCTGGTGGCCGACGGTCTTATTGAAGACAACAGCTAGAACAAATCCCTGGGGCGGATTGGTTGTTGCTTCTCCGTACACATTTCCATGTGGGCAGCAGCCAATCCGTACCCAGCTTTACTATAAAAGGAATACTACAATGACAAGAAAAGACTTCATAGCTATTGCAGATGTACTTGGATTAATCTCCAATCCAGAAGAAAGAAGAATCATTATAGATAAGATGTGTGAGCATCTTGCTGAATCCAATGGCCGGTTCAATAGGTCAAGGTTTCTTCAGCATGTGGAGAAGGTAGCAAGAACCAAAGAACATCTAGATGGAATTAAGACCATGGTAAGGAGGCAAGAGGAGCGTGAAGCCCTGGCAACCGTATCCGACCTAGAGTTTTCAATGCGAAACGGAGGTGAGTGATGGATGAACTGAAGCCATACGACAAAGCATTCTTATATACTTGTGACGCATGCGATAAACGTAGGCGCGTAGATAATGAAGTGGAGAAACCTTGTACAAAATGCGGCGCGTGCGGTATTTGCCATGACCCAAATGAATGTGAATGAGGAGGCGCGCGTTTCGGAAGCGCGTAGGGAAGTAACGAGGCACTATATTAT